ATTATCCATGGATTTCAGTATTTTGTCTGCAACTTGTGTTAGGTTTTCTTGCTTCCAATGCAAGTCAGTCCTATAGTAATCTCCAATTTTTAAATCATTTGTAATATCTATATAATCAGCTAATCTACGACTATGAATATACTCTTCTAAGGCGCCAGTACTAGCATTAATCCGTCCGCTTTCTAGATTACTAAAGTCAAACAGATTCTTCCCAGTTGTAGTAAGCTGCTCAGATTTACCAAACAGTTTAATATCCTGTAACTTTTCTTCAGTACTATCTGTTAGTACGATACTTTCACCGCTTGCTGTCGCCTTAATCGCATACTGCAATATTTTATCTCCAGTAGCTTTCGCATCCGCTGCTTGCCTCTCTTGGGTGAGAGTTTTATCTACCTCGATTTGTTGCGTAGGTTCTCCCGGTACGACATTCCCGTCTTCTCCGATAACGAGAGCTTTCCCGGCATGTTCCACACCCTGTTGCTTGTCGAGTTTCGTTGCCATCTGCGTTGTAAAATCGCTCGGAATAGAGTTTATTACCTCTTGCCCTTTTGCCTGTACCGCTTCGGCTTGCTTCGTTCCCTCCGTTTGCACCGCTTTAACCGCATCGGTCTTGGTAGCATTTACCTCTCCGACTGCCTGCGTTCCGGCACTCTGTACACTTTGTATCGCCTGCTGTGCTGTGTTTCCAAATCCTTGCACCGTCTGTTCTACAGAGGATTTATCCTGTCTAACTTGTTCGGCTAACTTTGTAAATTCTTCTGAGTGTTCATAGTCTTTTCCATCCTTACCGTTTTTGACTTTTGCAGACTGTTGCCCGTCTTTATTCTGCACAGTAACGGTTACGCCGTCTAATTCCTCCGTGAGCGATACTTTCGGACTGTATCCCTCTTCGCCGTCAAATTCTCCCGCATCAGCATCTTCTCTGACGGACTGTGCAATTTTCTTTGTATCTTCCGCCAACTCGATAAGTTGCTGATATACGTCCGGAGACGGCGGTACCGATGCGTCCGATTCTTGGTAGCCCGATTTCGTAATTTTAACCGTTGCACAGTTTGTAGTAACCAAATCTCCACAAGACACTGATACTTTCCCAATTGTCATATTTTCGTCTGTGTCGAAAAATTCCCACGGAATAACGCACTCGTCATTGTCGTCTAGCACTACAGACTTCGAATATTCGCCTTGTGCAAACAACGCCGTCTTTGTTCCTGTCCATTCGTCTCCAATAAAGTTAAACTTTGCTTTAAACAGATTTTTACATTTCGCAACAGGTAGGTTATTATCTGTACGCTTTACAAACTGTCCGTCTACATCAAATTGCAAATTGTACCGATGCGAATCTTTTAAATCTAAAATTTTCATCCTTGTTCCGCCTCCAAAATCTCTCTTACCTGTTCTCGGATTTTCTCAGGTACATCTTCGATGCTCTTTTCTTCTTTCCGGATTAAATCCGCATATACTTTTGCAATGTAAATCATACTTGCACCCCCATTTCGTATAGTTCGGAGATGGCACCTTGCAAGTCTGTAATCTGCATATTTGCATTTACTAAAGCTTCTTTTAATGCCGTGTTTTCCGCTTCTAGTTTTTCAAGGCGTTCTACTGCTGTCTCCCCGGCTTTTTCCAACGCAACTCCGTAGATTCCACCTGTGTACTCTTCCGTGCGGTAAAACTCCGTATAGCCCTCGTATTCGGCAATATTTTGTTCGCGTTCTGTGATGCGCATGATTTTTGTCTTTACCGGGTCTGTAAATAGTTCTCTCAGTTGCACCGGCGCAATATTTATTACTTTGATTTCTAATTTTCCGCCAGTCTCCTGCACTGACTGGGTTTGTATTTTTGTTGCATCTGCAAATATTAATTCCATATTATCACCTACTTCCATCTTCCGACTGCGTACCAGTCAAAGTCGTGTGTATCAATATTCGCACCATTTAAACCACGGGAATATGCATACCCTTGACTAGTTGAGTGTTTAGATGCAACCATGACTTCGACTACTTTACCGCTTATGTATTGCCCTTGTGCAAACAGTATGTAATCTTTTGTGGAACCCGCAAATGGAATTGCGTATTTTATGATTCCGTATCCATCCGTATATGAGCAATTCGCAATTCCCCACTGTACAAGCTTTCCGCTTGCGTATTTTTCGTAGTAGTTATACCTGTTTGTGTTAGGAATTAATTGTTTCCCCTGTTCTATTATGTAGTCTTTTAGACATTCCGTTAGCTTGGACATGCTCATCAATACATTAAACAGCGGTTCCACTGCAACAATATTCAGCCCATTCAACTTCACCCTGTATAGTTTCATCTCATGTAACGTGTCACCATTCCGGATAACCCCCGTCGCAACTTCCGGATCTGATGCAGTTCCCGATGTCGGCGTGCCTTTTATCACTGCATATTCTGTCTCCTCAATCTCAGAGCTTTCATCTTTCCGATATCTTCGTACGATAATATCGTTTCTATTCATCCCTTGCGCTCCGTTATCAATGTTTACATCTGTATAATCATTTGCAGCAATCACATCTCTACGACCTTGTATCACATATGTCGCATCAAAAATGCGGATGCTGTTGTTTGTCAAGATTTGTGCTTCCGATTTTTTTCCTTCATCAAGCACATAATCATCCGGACCATACAGACCTTGATTTGCAATTCCCACCTGTTTCTCGGTTATATGCGGACCATCTGCAAATCCATCCACTAATGTTGTGTCAATAAATACTTTAGACATATTAATCCTCTCCCTTCAGCTTGTATTCACTGCTTGTCCGACCGGTTCCGGTCACAGATACAATTTTTCTCACAACCGGAGCTGTCATATAGATTCCAGTAACCCTTTCTCTTCCGCCTACGATATCCCCAAGTTCCAAATCCATGTCAGACACCGAAATCCTCAGTTGCTTATAATTTATCAACTCAAGCATCTTTTCCCGTGCATCCTCTTCCAGCTCCTGTACGGTCTCAGCACTTGTATTTTCATAGTATTGCTCTATCAGATCAATACCTGTATAATACTGCTCCTTGCGTATGCTTCCATCCGGCCAAGCGTACAAATCAACTCTCTGCCTCTCCTGAAGTCCGCCCTTGCCGTAACAAATCAGATGATTTACACCGTTTTGATAGTCTAGTATATTTAATTTTACGTTGCCGTCCTCACTCACCTCTATTGATTGCGAATGATCCTCTATCTCTTTTGCTTCCAACAGTACATATCCTTTTCCATTCGGCTCTCCTGGTCGATATTTAATTTCTATCCTAGCACCTACTTTTTCCAGCGCAGCCAAAAATGCATCGAGTAACATGCTCTGCAAAGGCACCTTGTAATCAATATAAATACCGCTATTTTTTGCCGAAACTTCAAATATTTCAGACAGTCCAAGCTTGATTATGTACTGCTTCAATACCTCATTAGCTTCGCCTTTAAGTGTTATATAGGTATTACTGTCCGGATTGATTGCTCTTTGATTCAAGATTCCCCTCCATGTTGATCCGGTGAGTTTCACAATATGCTCTCCCGTAACCGGATTTATATTTCTGATCAGACCTCCGTACTCGGTATTTTCTGCATACACTCTACAATTTTTCTGATGCCGATCAGGAAAGAAAAACGCACTTTGGATTTTTATTTCAAAATCATCGTCTTGGCCAACAATAAACTCAGCACCGCAATGATTCAAGTACCCCTTATCTTGTCCGTATTTATCTGTTACGATAAAATCCAACTTGGAGTCCCCCTTTCATTGAAAAGAATGATATCGAACCCAAAAGCTCCACTCCATGACACAATGCTCCTTCCTGCAGGTATTTTCTTCCATATATCACTTTCTGTATTTCTTGTACCAAATATATCCTCTGTAGTACCATCTGATTTTACTTTTATTATTTTCCTGTCCTTTGCATATCTCGTGCTCGAATCAATTACCGCATACTCTCCCTCATACAGCGTTGTTCGGAGCTCGTATACATGATTCGCAATCCTGATAAGCGGATTGATGCATGGACCATAAATAATCATTTTAAAACCACTTGCGATGTAGTGATCGTTTTGGATATATTGCATGTTTCTTACTTTTGCATATTCATAAGGATGATCAAATGGGTATTCCAACCACGGAGATGTCTCGCCACCCTGTGACTGCTTCAAAAATTGGAAATGTTGTTCTGTTATCCAGTACGGATAATCACTTTTTAGAATCAATTCATTCCCGATTCCGTTCAAATCATTAATCCACCGTGATTTGCTCGTTCCGGTAATCCAACACTTTAAATAGCTTTTCCCAACATATAGTTTCCCAGGTGTAACATTTACGATATCTTTCTCTGCTATATTCTCCAAATGCTCAATTGCACTGCAAAACTCTTCTTGATCAGCTGCGCTGATATCAATACTCAGTGTTTTATCTGTTACCTTCCGTTCGAATTCTTGTATTCGATTATTTTCTTCAACAACATCATAATCGCCGTCAAAAATACTTCCGCCTACAATTTTATACGGGAGCTGGCAGAAATCTATCTTTTCATTCTGACTCCCCATATAATAAATACCGTGCATCACTTCACATCCTTTACTAATCTACCAAATACTCTCTCATCACACTTGAATGCGACTTCTGAGCGTATCAGTGCATCTGCAACGGAATTGCCAAGTCTTACATAATCAATTGACGTACCGCCTTGTACATTTACATTCACGCTGTCACTTCTGAGACTTCCACTCATTGCAACCATTCCTTCGAGCCCTCCGAGCGATCTAAGTAAGTTTGCTTCTTCTTTGGTCAATACCCATTCTCCCTCGTCCAAAAACGCCGGGAAGAAATCGCTCGGCACGTAATCCATACCGACCTTAAGGCGCGGAATTTTAGAAATATTAAACCCTTTACCACCTACTCCAGGAACCCAATCCGGAATTTTTATCTTATTCAGACCTCCAAGAAATCCGTTAATGCCATCGATGATAAAATTAAGCGGAGATTTAAAAATA